CCAAAACAGGAACTTGAACTGTATATTGTAAGCCTTCTCTTGATGACCATCTTCAAATGTCTTGACTGTCTCCTTAATCCTGTACTTCATTTTCTCTTTCTCCAATTAAGTTATTTATGTCATATGCAAAAATGTATTTTTCCTTATCATAAAAAACAATAAACTTTTGCCACCATGCCAAACCTATATTTGGATAGTTATTTCCGTCAAGAATAGAGAAAAAATCCTCCATTTCTTCATCACTGTAAAAACTATCCTTACTTTCAAGTTTGTTTCCGCCAAATGCAGTAATTTCAAGAATGTCCTTACCATCAGTAGCCATGATAATAGGAATTGTCACTGTCTTCCACCACCAAAGAATCTTCTTTTGGATACATATTTTCTCAACTACCTCACCTTCATTGTGAGTTACTTTATAAATTTTCTTTATTCTATATTTTGACATGATTTTTATGATTTATAATGCAAACATAATATTTTTATTTTATTTGACAAAGCTTTTTTCGTTGTTTAACGGATATTAACAGAAAAAAGGTAAGCATTTATTGCCTACCTTTGAAACTATCTTATATAGAAATTAACGAATGGCTTAGTCTTCTGTATCTCAAGATTTGCTTGTACGAACTTCTGCATATTCTCTGCCATAGTCCAAGGCATCATTCTTGAATACCTATCTTTCAACTCTCCTAACACTCTGTCCCTTTCCTTGTGTCCATCATCATGTGGTGTCTGCCAATTTAGCTGAGCTTCTGCCTGTGGAATCTTTACTTGACCGTTATACCTGCCAAGGATATTGCCCAACGTAATTTGACTCCATGCCACCAACAACTGACGTACAACTTGTTGTGTAGGATAATTCATCAATTCGTATTGCATTGCCTCCAAAGGAACATCTGAAGGTGACAAAATAATAGTATCCCTGTGTTCTAACCTACATTCATCTATTTGTTCTTGACTTCCATCTGTCTGATAGTAGTCATACCACACATAACAATCTCTGAAATGATTCCATCCCTTATCATCAACTGCCGTATTACCAAACGTATTAGGATTCATCATACCAGGTACAGACAATAAATGCAATAGGTGTGTACCATCAGGACCTAAAGTTATCTTATAGGCAAGGTCATTCCTGAAATACTTGTTTTTCTCTTTCAGGTCTGCTGCCAACAATGCAGTATCATAAGCACTACCCACACAACCATAGAAACCATTAAATCCTGCAGCACCACCAATCTGAGCACCAAAGCCTAATCCGCCATTGAAAGCATAAGCCAAGCCTCCATTCTGTGTGAACATTGCAGCCTTAGTAGTAGAAGGAGTAATCCACATTACCCTATTAACCTCTCTGCCCTTTGGAATTACATAGACTTGTTTACCTGGTTCTATCTTTATGAAATCCTTTCTTAGTTCGTATTTCGGATTTGTACCTCTTGCTTGTAAGCCAACTTCTTTTGAACACCACTCAGCATATGATTGTGTCCAGTCCATAGCCCTTGTAGTAAGTGCATATGCAAGGTCTGTGGAAGTATTTACAAACTTAGTCTTATCCTGACCCAACATATTCATCCAATTACTTTCTATGATGAAATGCTGAGTATAATCTGCATAGTCTCCTACTGCTGTTTTAAGTAGTCTGCACATTGTATTGTCATCTAGAGGGACACTTCTTATAGGAGCACCTAAAATTGTCCTGACATCTTCAAAAAGTTCCCTTAATTCCTCAGTGATTATCATTATGCTCTTTTATTCATAAATAGTTTCCACACAAAAAAATCCCAGAGCGTTTCACAACGACCTGGGACCTAGGTAAAAACTAATTAAAAAACTATGTTTAAATATGATTTATTCAGTTTCCATTTCATCCGACTCTTCGAATGATATATCTGTTTCCCTGATATTACACTTACCTTCTGCCTCCTCATTCAATCTCTTGAGTATTCTTGCAACATTCTGCTTCTTGTAAGCATCTAGTTCCTCAACGCTTATAAATCCTGTGTCCGTGGCTATGATGTTACCTTCATATGTCACATTGTGAGGTGCATCCAAGTGATTCTTTAAAATCTTTATCTTTGTCTGTATGCCATAGCCATAATTGAAGCCTTTAGACGTTGCAGTAAGCCTCTTGATACCTGCCGTCAACTGTCCACCCATCAATATCTCAAGCCTTGTGGCATATTTCAGAGATTTTCCACCCTTTGTCTGCATGATAGGACCTGACATAGATGTCATATTGTCCATCCAAACCTTGTTTATATACAAAAAGGTGTTGTCGTACTTACAAGTAATATTCTTTGAACTTGGAATTCTATTGTTGATAATAGAACTGAAAGCCTGGCTTATGGCTCCTGCTGCAAACATATTGTTTCCACTGCTTCCAAGTTCCTTGAAACAACCTATTGAACCTACAGAATCCCAACAGAATAAGAAACCCTTGTCTATCTCACCTTCATCCTGTGCATCAAGCAGTTCATTTATAGCTTTTGCAACATCTTCAAGTACAGCAACCTTACGCTTCTTTGTCACTTTCTTATTTTGAGAGTAATCAAAGTCTCCGTACAATTCTGCTAACTTCTTGTTGTTGAAATAAATAAATTCTCCATCCCAATCAACTATCTGCCTTTCAATATGCTTACCTGTAATCTCTCCTGTCTCCTTATCAACATCCTCTACCTCAATATTTCCATATACAGGTTCTGCTTCAAAGCCCATAGACTTGGCATATTGAAAAGAGAATGAATTTTCCGTATCAAATATGACAGGGATTAAATCCTGTTGTTGTGCAGATGCAAGAGCATGATTGATAAGTGTACTCTTGCCTACATTGGAGTGTCCTATGACACTCACACAAGTATTCATTGGTATACCTGGCAGCTTCGTCACTTCACGGAATGCTTCAGGCATCAAAATCCATTTCTGTGGTTTTTTTGCACTACTCATGGTAAGGTTTTCAACCTTTACCACATCATCTTCTGTTGGGTGATTCACAGTCATACCTACCTTCTCCTTCCATGCAGATAATCCTTTGCGATGCACGCCCATTCCTTTCTTTACGGCTTGTGTAACCATTTGTGTTTGTGTTTATAAGATTCAAAAGTTTGAAGAAACTTCGGAGTTTTACCTCCGAAGCCTGTTTTTTCTAAAAAGGAATACCTTCCTCACTGTAATTCGGTTGAACCGAATTAAACGGAACACTGTTGTCCTGTGTTGTGTTTGTGTTGTTGTTCCTCTGTGGCTCTATGAAAGTAGAGAAATCCTTTGGACTCTGTGTGAGGGCAGACTGAATGTCTTGTTCCTTCTGTTCCTTGAGCATTTCCTCTAACTTGAATTTGTCAACATACTTGCCTAATTCCTTAGAGTAAAGAGGATAGCCATTCTCAGCGTAAATCTTCAAAACATCAAATGCCTTTACAGGGAATAACTGCTTATAATCAGTAGTATCATTCACCCACTTGAGCATTTCCTCTTCCGTAGGGAAAATAGGAGACCTGCCATCAACATCCGTAACAGTAAGAGTCCTCTTGTTGTTGTCATCCCTTGATAAGATAAGTCTCAAATCTTTGCCCGTATAAGGGTCAAGAATATCAACTTTGTCATCCATCTTACCCTGTCTGAGGTTATAAATTTGCTCATAAGCACTCTTGTAACCATCCTTGAACATCCAGAACTTAACTCCACTTGCCTCATCTCCTCTGTCAACAACCCTCATGAGTATGTGAGGCTTTGCTTCGTTCATTTTCAAAATCTGCTTGTACTTCTCCCTCTGAGCAACATCCTGTGACTCAAACATGGCTTTCTTAGCCCTTGCTGCCAATTCACAGAATGGACAATTTGCATTTGGGTCTTCGTTCTTAGGACACATAAATGTCTGCCAAACCTTATCTCCATTAGCATTCCTTACCTTGACACAATGTGCCTTGACGGACTTGTAAACATTGTTGTCATTTGCTGACCAAGGAAGAATACGGATAACCTTTTTCTTCTCTTTCTCATCTTTTGATAGATAAGCATCGAAATAATGCTTCTTTAACTCTTCATAATAGTTAGACTGACTTCCGTTACCGTTAGTCTTCTTCTCCTTACTCTGATGAGTCTCATCATAATGGTCTTCAAAACCCTTTGTGTTAATTGTAATCTGTCCCATAATAGTGACCGTTAAAAGTTAATTATAAAAATAATATAAAATTGAGGGGTTTCCCCACTCCTTGAATTCTAATGCGAAAATAATATTTTTCTTTGAAAAAGTCAAGTAAATTTAAAAAAAAATTAATAGAAACCTTTAAAAATATCCTTTGTTGAAGGATTTTCGAAAGAATCTTCTATCTGACTCTGATTATAATTATCAATCATCTTCTGTTTTATTTCAAGAGGCTCCTTATTAATAGGTTCATCAGATGCCTTGTAGTTGCCTTCCTTCTCCTTTTCTGCCCAATATTCATTAGGGTCAATATTAAAAGGATATGACTTCAATGACTGCATCTGCAATCTCTCTTGCTGTGTAGGTATCCTCTTCTCTAATTCACTGCTTAACTGTGCCATCTTTGCATTCTGTGCATCAATGGTCTTCTTCATTGTCTCTATTGCAGTAAATAACTTGTCATAATCAGTACTTAAAGCACTGACATCCTTACCTATCTCATTCTCCTTGCTATTGAGTTTTTCCTGTGCCTGAACAATGTCCTCAACATCAATTACGGTATTGTCATCCTCAAGGTCTTCAGGATTGCCACCATCAAGGTCTGTCTCATCCCCTATTGGTCCTTCAGTACCCCCTGCCATAGGGTCATCCGTACCACCCATGCTAGGGTCAGCACCCATATCACCTCCCATAGAAGAGTCTGTAGGAGCACCACCACCCATTGCATCAGGTCCTTGTGGCATACCACCCATATCTCCACCCTGAGCATTAGGAGCACCACCCATGCTAGGGTCAGCACCCATTCCACCTCCTTGTGGCATACCACCCATAGAAGGGTCTGTAGGAGCACCATCACCCATTGTGTTAGGGTCTGGCTGTTGCTCATCATCAGCCTCATCAAGGGCACTTGAGAGATAACCTTCATGAATAAGCCTCATAAAGTGATTATGTGACTCCATGAGGTTATGTTTCTTCAAAAATTCCTTATCCATTCTTTCTATTAGCCTAAAAGTAACTCCTTGTTATCTACCAATACAGTCTTGTCAACCCTCTCAATAAGGCTGCCATCTGACTTAATGCTCTTGAATTTCTGTGTCTGTCCAAGTGCCTGTTTTGCCAACTTGATTTTCTCTGCTGTATCCATGTCTTTATTCATTTACTTCTATTATTTCCTCAGTCTGTGGCTTTTCCTCCACAACCTTGGCTTTCTTACCACCCTTCTTCTTGGGTGCTTCCTCTTCTACAGTCTTAGGTTCTTCCTTGTCAGCTTTGACCTCTCCTAAAATACTGTCTATCTGTATAGGGTCATTACCTATCCTATGCTTAATTTTGAATACCTGACTGAACTTCTTAGCCATATATAAAGTCTTTCTTTATAAATATACTCAATTCTTTTTTCTTGCCAATTTTTGAAACAAATATGCTATAACATACTCATTTCCATTGAATTGACTCTTTATATCCCACATATTCCTTGAAGATGTAAAATATATCTTATTGTGTGTATTCTTCCTTATTAATCTCAAGACTTTATCTTGCTTTATATTCAGATAATTCATTACATCAAGAGATATTCCTACTACATTTCCTTTATTTAATGGATAATATACCATCTTCTTATCTACTATGATATAATTGTTCTCTCTATTCAAAGAGTTATTCACAATAATATTATATAGATTCTTCTTTTTGGTATATGGTAGGGTCAATACGTTAGCATAATAATATTTTACTTTACTATTGACATTCTCTTTCAGATATTCCTTGAACCTTACTACATCTTGCTCATATATGTCTCTCTTCTCCGTTTTTTTGAATGACCACCAATTACCATCAGGAAACTGTCTTTCTAATATGTCAAACTCAAATCCTTTCTTCTGAGCATATACTTTTGCCTCCTTTAATCCTAATATCATCCTAGGCACATTATACACACACTCATCCTCTGAAGACACAAACTTAAAAATATCTTCAGGAAAGAACTTGTCCTTATTCTTTGAAACTATATAACCTAATATAAGCATGAAAAAGATTTTGCAAGGCAAATATAATATTTCTTTCTCACCTCACAAAATCTTTTCATCTTAAAAATTGTTAATTATTTGCCTCCAAGGTATGAGAAGTGCATTGTGTCACCGTAGTCACCTCCCCATCCCCAACCATGCTTGGCAAATGTCTTTACGGCTATATTCTCCCAGTCCCATATACAACGCAATTTGTCATAAACTCCACCATAAGGGCACATCTTTACCTTCCAATTAGGCTTGGTACCTTCCACAACCTTTACACCTTTGGCAATATGTGTATCAAACCAAGGATTTCCTGCCTTACCTGGGTTAATGTCAACAGCAACACCATAAGAATGATTACTTGCATTACATGTACCTGGAACAGGTCTCCACTTATAACTGTTAATTGAATCTACCTTGAAACCATTCTGCTTCAATTCATTCATTATGGCTATAAAAGAAGGTTTTAACTTCCTGTGTAATTTAACAGGGATTATCCTATTCTTGCCATCAGTACCAATAGTGGTCACACTAAACTTATCTATGTATGCCAATGCTTGTCCTTCAGTACTAGGCTTGCTATCACTACCGAATAATTGCTGTATCTTCCTTGAAATCACAGCCTTGTCCCTGCTTTGTGCCTTGCTTGAATCAGCACCATCCAATTCTCCACCATCCATAGCTCCACTTGGAAATCCTGCAAGACTGTTACAATCCTGAACACTGTCTTCTTCCCTTGACTTGTCCAATTCAAAGAACTTGACTATCTTATTGTCATCAGTAAACTTAGCTAAAGACGTAAAACAGGATTTCACTTGCTCTGCCTTGGTATATCCCTTCTTTTTAAAAAACTTAATCAGAGCCAATTTTAATGATGGGTTAATGTTTTTGTCCAAGTCGGTGATATTAATGGCTTCTGGGTATTTTTTCGTGCCATTTACGTCAAAATTTGAACACAATGCCATAGTCTGTTTCTTTGGTGGTGTCTTGCACATCCTTATACATACAGCAACAGCATCATTGTTCATATTACCATTACCCTTGTCCCAGTAGATGTTCTCAAACCAATCACCATAAGTCTGTATCATACAGTCAAAGATGGCATTAGTAGAGTTGTTGCCTTTACCTACAAGCCTTACCCATACATTCTTGCCAATAGTATGCTCTACCGTCACATTTGTATAGTATTGTGTAGCATTCAAGGATTGCTGCACACTCCTTGCAAGATTCTCCTTATACGCACTGTCTTCATCTTGTCCCTTTGGTTGTGGTTTTGGTACAAATCCATTCACATAACGTGGCTCATTTAACCCACCTACTATATGATACAGACTACCATACTTCTCAAGGCTGTATAATGTGTTACCCCATGAAGACATGGTTTTCAGCGTGCTAGGTTTATCAGATGAACCCCTTGTTGTGAAGCCTTTCTGTACTTGCTCAGTGGTGACTTGCTGACCATCCCAAGTATTCTTTCTACCCACAAGATAATGATACGGTCCACCTGCCCAAATGTCCTTTACCATAGCTCTTGCATCTTCCATAGCCTTGGCATTGTTATAAACATTGAGCAACCTATTAGGCATATCATACTTGCTTGGAGCAACAAAATAATTCCAACCCTGTGAAAATATTCCTACCTTGTAACCTTGCTTGCCGTTACATCCTCTCTTATTGTACATACAAGCAATAACGGCTGCACGGTTTGCCTTTGCCGTATCTGTGTGACCACCAAACTCTTGCCATGCAATAGCAGCCAAAGCATCCTCAATCGTCCAACTCTTGAAAACACTGCCACTTCCATCCAGATAAGCCTTGCCTAAATTGCTGAGATTGTCATATAACTTTTCGCTTAACTCAGCCGAAAAGTCTTGACCATCAACAGGTACAGGGGAATAATAGGCATATTCGCAATCATTGCCAATATTGGCATTTGCATGATTGAATATTTCCTCTTGTGACTGATATTCTGCCATAGAATCTATGGTATTACCAATCAAGAAGTCCCTCACAGCTCTTGTAGCAGTCCTTGCCATTCTTACACCTGTAAATGTAGTCATAAACTGTCCTGACTGTATGTTGTGATTAACCTTGACTATCTGATAACTACCCCTAAACATAGGAATGTTGTTAAGGACAAAATACATCATAGGCTGCACCCATGCACAACCCATCATTGTAACAGTACAAGTATAAGAGTTATTGGCATATATGGTATATAAATCTTGACCTGCCGTTACTTGCCTTGGTCCTGTGTTCTTTTCAGTTGTGTTAGCACCTGCAATAAGGAACTTTGCAGTAATAGACTGTTCCGTTGACATTGGACTGTTCATATCAACCTGTATGTCCTTAAAATAAGACTGATATTGCTGTCCGTAAGTCACACCAAAAGCAGGAATGGACAAATCAACCCCTGGCCTCTTACTTGAAACCATTATTGGCCAAGTCGTACTGTCATTTAGATAAAAACCATCATCTGGATAGTCACCACCCTTGACATCTAACTTGCTTGAAGGTTCATAAGGATACAATACAACATATTCAGGGTGATTGTCAGGCTCTTTCGCTTCAATATAAGGTATTGGAGTAAACATTTCTTTCATAAACCCACTCTCTGCCCTATCAGCAAAATTCTGAATGAACATAAGGCTGAAATGATTATCAGCATACATTCCTGACATCATACTTATCAACGGTAAACCTCTGTTTGTCTGACTGTTTATAATCTGCGTAACAAGTTTACTAATGTTGATATACATGGTCTTTCCTATCCTGTTATAACAAGAATCAACAAAATAGAAAGTTGGTCTTTCCTCACTGAACATATATTCCATCTTGAGGAAACTATTGTTAGGGTCTGAGGCTATCCACTTGTCATAAAGCAACTTCATGTACCTATACAACTCTACCCTAATGTCATCTGATTCAGAATCATATCCAAGGTTGAGTACCATTGTTGCAGACTGACCACCACCTTCATATACACCTTCCTGTATGTTGAGTTTTTCCTTTATTGCTGACAAGAAAGTAGTCAGATATGACTGTATGTCAGTATCAGACAATGCTATTTGAGCAGAATCTTCTTTATCTCTCATGTCTGACTGCTTATAATAATTTGAACAAGTCAAACACCCTATTACCACAGCCCTATACAATGATTTCATATATGCTGTGTTCTCATCACATTGCTTACACCTTATTCCCTTGTTATCCTTGATGTAAACCTTGTTAAAACTGCTTTCTTCAAAGGAACCATTCTTTATTGCATCAGCAATAGTACCTTTCTTAGGCCTTAATTCATACAAATTTGCAATCTTTACAAATTCAGTTTCTACCCAATTATTGAAATAGTTGGCAAGCTTTACTCTGGTTGTCCACCTCATAGCTCTGCCATCATCAAAATTAAACAGATTGCTACCTTGCACCTTTGCACCACAAGCCAACACTGTCAGCTTATTTGCCTTCTCTATAATTGGATTATGAACCTTACATCCAAACCATTTTTCCAATAAAACCTTTGTCCTTCCTTCAAAGTCCTTCTCTGCACCTGCACCTTTTGTTAAATTAAGTAATTTTCTTAGAAAATACTTAGCCTTTGCCTTTGTGTCTGCCTGCTTATAATAATCTGCATCGCCAAACACACTGTATAAATCCATTACATGTACAGAATCAGGGATGAATTCACCATTTGAATTATATTGAGCATTAAAAGATTCGTGTACACCAGTGTCTTTGTTCTTGATATGAATTAAATCATTTTTACCACCATATTCTACACCAATCACATCCTTGAAATTATCATTACATACTTTTCCTAACTCACCCTTGATATTACTATCTGGCATGGTAGATACAGAATCCTTTAGATAGTTCAAGTCTTTGTCATATATGATACATGTAGTGGTGTTGTCCGTTACCTTGCCATTATTGATACCAACCGTAAGGCTAACATAGTGTCCATCACTTCCCTTTGTCTTGTTGTATTGATTGTTTTTGGTAACGCTGTTAAATTCATTCCAAGTCCAGTTTTTAACAGGTATAACGTAATTACCGCCATCATTAATAATACTGATTTGCATATAATTCAGTCCACCCTTACCCTGAATTAAAAGCCCCTTCTTCTTGTTAAATACAGGCCAAGGAGTTTTCTTTCCTGCAAAACCTTCCTTTAAATACCTCAATAAATCTTGAGGTGTCTTATTAACAAAGAAATTCTTGAATGTACCAATTGACACATCCTTTCCAAAATAATAAGCAAAATTCTCTGCATCCAAGGTTCCTGCTTCTGCTAACTGTCCATTCTTTAAGCCACAGAAAACAAGAGCATACATCCTTGCACACAGGCTACCAAGTGCCTCCAAAGGCTCATTCATGTTCATCTTACCAAAAGGGTTGTCACCCTCTTGCATGAACATATCCATATAAGTTAAAGGGTTAGGCATAGGGCATCTTGTACTACCCCCTTCATCATTACTCCCCTCTGTCTGATTCGCACAAGCAAAATTAATATCCTTGGTGACATTCTCAATTCCCTTCAGCAATCCTTTAATGAGCCTTACTTCCTCAAATTGATTCTCATCTCCAAACTCACCAATCCATGAATCTTCACGCTTGGTAGTACCCTCCAAATCTACGTCCTTTGTAACAAGAGGAAATGGAGGTATAACATTACTTTGAGTAAAATCTGAATTTAAATCAGTAAAGTTATCTAACGACAAGCCTAACCTTTCAAGAGTCCTTGACTGCCCATTGGCTATGGCAGCACTTGCACAATCTGAAACCATTTGAACAAATGTCTCAACGTGTGCCATGAAGATACGAGTGATATTCTCAACAGTAGGAGGGAAATTGAATGCTTGTGCAAAACCTTCTACCATCATCCTGTCACCTATTTGTTGTTTTAACTGCTGTGCTTCTGCCGTTTCTTCACCTGAACCAACAGAGAATATCTTAGCAAAACCATGGTCTTCATAATAATATACTCTGCTATTGATGTTATTTTCCCAAGCACTCCTATTTTCTTCCCACAACTTGCTCAGTAATGCCTTAAAATCTTCATCCGTCTTTTCTTCCAAGACATTATCTATATCCTTATCCCAAAACCAAGTATTGCAATCACTTAAATAATTGAGTTTTAACTCACCGTATTTATTCTTCCAACCTTCTAATACACTAGCACCATCATTGACAGCCTTCAGGTATAGACTATTAACCCTCTTTAATTTTTCTTCACAAACTTTTATCTGATTCGTAATACCAGAGTATGTATCATCATTGAAATTATCTATGACAAGTACAAATGAATTTCCTCCTTCAACTTTTGCATAAGTATCTCTACCAGTATTACCTCTCTGTGAAAAATTCTCATTGCTTCCACCTGGTGCAATCAATTCCCTTAACTTCCTTGTTTCAGAGATAAATGTATCATAAGCTTCCTTTACCTCTGACAAGCCTGGACTAACTAACATTTTCTTAGTCTCAGCATCAAGATTAAGGTCATCAACATTGCCTTCCTCCATCTTCTTCTCCACCGTTTCTTTGATGGTGTTGAATTCCTTGCATATTTCTCCCAAAGTCTTCATAGGAACCTTTATGCCGTTCTTGTCAAAAACATAGAATCTGGAACCGTTATTAGCATCCCAATAATCCTTGCCAAGATACTCAGAGTAAGGTGCTGCTATCACAGCATTTGCCATCAAGTCGGTCAAAAAAGAAAAGGCATAACCAATGAACTTTGCCGTCACATTATATGACCCTGAATCTGAATCAAATGAAGCCCTCCAATCAGAGCAAGTTAGTTCGTATGAAACCATCTGCCCATAAAATCCCTTCACCCTAAGAGTAAACTTAGGATATGGGAACGTAAAGAAACATTTGAAGAAAGAACCCTCAATGTCATTGTTCACACTTGCAGTAATACCATTCTGTACCACATTGTGCCTCATTTCCTCCTGTGCAAACAGTGATACACCCCTGACATCCGTAAATTGTATTGTGACATCAGGAACCATGTAGTTATTATAGTTAATATCTACACTCTTAATGCCAAACATTTCACAAGTACCGCCATTCTCTATGTCCTTCAAATGAATGTCAGTATAATTGGTTGTCAAAGAAGTAATATATTTAGTCTGTTCTTTATCCAAATATATCTTAGAACCCTCCATGAACTTAATCTTCTGCCCACCTGAAACTGAAGACGTATATTCCATCCTTATGGTATCCTTACCATTGTTCATCGTAGAAGAAAAAGTCCTTCCCTTAACTTCTACGTCAAGGTCAACAATGATACAGTAATCCTCATTCGCAGGAGCTTTCATTGCACCATCACCCATAGCAAGGAAATCGTCTTCCCCTGCTACTGCATTTGGTTCTACGTATATTACCTGACTGTCTTGTAAAATCTTTGGCATAAATTATTTTGTCCCTTCAACCTCTTTATAAACCTTTATGTCATTCTCATACTGACTTATGGCACTCTCCAATGGATATGGAATCCTTATTTTCTCATTGTTCTCAATAAGAAACTCTATGGAAGGCAAATGTGGATTCGCTTGCATTATCAACCAACCATAATTGGCATCTTGATAATACCTGAATGAAAGCAAATCCATCCTTGAAAGCCCTTGCCTCCAATAAGTGTACTTATCAGTCAATTGTTCTTTAATCGGAATGAATGGCACTGTCTTAACAGTACCATCCCCTCCTACAAATGATTTATATCTGCTATATGACATATATAGAAAATATATAATATTAATTATAATTCGTTAACAGGACCAAGATATGGCTTATATGACTTGACCTTTCCTATAGTTCCCTCCTTATACTCAACTTGCTCTGCACGGTTGTCATATACCGAACTGTTTGAGTAAAAGTTAAAGGACAACGCATTCTGTAACCTTGCAATAGGTCCTGACAAGTCACTTCCACCAATAAAGTCAAAACCTATGTTTATATTTGCCATCATTGGCATTACACCTATTCCCTCATCATTCAAGTCCCATTCCATAGGGTCATAGTCAATACTCATACTATTAATGATAATCTTAGTGTAATAAAAATCTCCTATTCTCAAAATACAAACAGGAGGTCTTCCAAATGACAAATTCGTAGCATTTACCCCAAGACTGTCACTATTGCTCATAGTTGGTCCTTGCCTTGTACACTGATGCAAGAAATTAAGCCTTGCACTAAAACCTTCAGGACTCATTGAATGAAAAGCAGGATTGAATACCTTCACCCTTTCTGACATTAATTTCTCAGCAAAAGGAGCATTCTCATGAATCTTGTCAAAGAACTTGTACTCATCATCATACCTCTTGTACTTATTCCTTGTAACACCCATAGATTTAGTCCTAAATCTTGAATCTTGCTCTTCTTGAATTCTTTCGTCTTTTTCCTCCTGTGTTAATTCCTTGCTATTATTGACCACACTTGTAGAATAATTCTCAGGTGTCCCACTTGCATCCACGCTTACAACAGCCTTGCTTGCATCATCTACATCTTCCGTCTTGTAATGTATTTCAACAAGACAGAAACGATTCAATTTTGCTAATCTGTCATTTGAGTCATCCTGTACCTTCTCATTCCTTGTCCTGTCAATATCAAACTGCAAACTGTCATCTTTACAGAAATTGGCTACATTTACACCTTTTAACTTTTCTTGCATCCATTCTTTTACTGTATTGGCTCTGTATCTTGCAAGAGTCTTATTTCTTTCTATATTAACATTCTCTCTTGCATTGTTTGCCTGACTTGATGCCCTACCCCTAAATACAATCTTTGTAATTTTGGTCTTATACTTATCAATTATCTTCTTCAGTTCCTCAACTTTACCTTCCCTGCAGAATTCTTGACTATAATAAGCATATTCAGGTTCCAATACAGTAAACATTTCCGCAAGGCTAAAAGTCTTATCCACATTCTTTATATTCCAATATTTGGCTGCATCCAACACCCCTTTGGAATTGAATTGGTAAGAGTCTTTGTCTATATAAGACACAGCACCATCATTCTTGTCTCCAATAAGTTTCTGTGTCAATGTATCCTTATCAGCCCTGTAATAATACCTTTGCTTATGCCATTCCTTTAGTTGCTTACCTCTCAATCCTTCACACGTTAAAGAAGTTTTTTCCCTTTCTTTTGGCAACAACTTAACTAACATCCTGTCTTTGTCACCCACACTTGCTAATGCAATAAGATTATTGTTGGTCTGTGTTTTTATACCACTAATACCTACATTCTTTCTTATTTCATAACCTCCATATATAGTACCATTGACAATAACTTCTTTGGAGAAATCAACAGGAAAGTCCTTCGTCCAACCTGTATCACTCTCCGTTTGCTCCATTAGAGGTTCATCATTATCATCTGCTATATATTTCTGCGTGCCAACACCTCCCATAAGATAATGTATTGGATTTACATCACCCCTTGTAACACTATCATCCTTTCCTGAATAGTTATTGGGATAAAATACGAAAAACTGAAAAACATTATCCTCTTCGTCAACAGGCGGTTCTTTCTCTATCATTATCTCAGGTTCTACCACTGGTTCTTGTGGTGGTAGCCCTGCCTTCAGAATATCACATCCTGCAAAGAACCTCAACATCTGTTGCTCCTTTGACTTTATATCATCAACACCGCCATCACCTCTGCCACCTTGACCCATGTTTCTTCTCTCCCAATAATCAAGAATTGAAGGATGGTCAATAAGCATGGTAAAACTTAAATTCCCACTTCTCCTGGTATTAGAGTAAGTAAAAATCGGTTCACCCCTACCTATAAATTCATTGGCATTCCAATTAGCCTGTGTATTCTCACTGAACTTGATGTTATAAGGAGGAAACCACATAATCCTACCACCAAAAGGACCTTTCTGGTCAATAGAGAGACCATTCTCTTCCATTTCCTCACCATAATCATTGAACATTCCTTTCCAAGCAAGATTCTCAATGGAAAACATGCAATGGGTTATATCAACACCACCAACACCCTTAATTCCATTACCATCAGACTTTGGAGTAATATTGACAAGTCCTGTTGTCTTGCCATTATTATCATACATTACTCCATATTTCCTCAGCCTTGCATTACCAGAAGCAAATCCATCATGGGCAGATGTCCTCATCGAATCCCAATGATATGTCTTGTCTAAGTCCTCTGCTGACACATATTGGAATGGGCGTATTGTGTCTTGAACAAACTTGTTATATTGGTGATGATACGTCCAAACCCTACAATAAGGATTGTCATAAGGAGTTAGTGGGTCAGATATGACATTAACTTCATCATCTGTCTTCAATAAGTTCCTTCCATGAGACAAACCATATGTTTCACTCATGGCTGTATTTCCTACGTTTGACTTCAACTCCTCAATATCAGCCGTACTATTACTTGTATGGAAACGAGAGATAATTGTCTTGAACCTTCTTGAAATATAGTCATCCTTGACACCCCTCATCCACTTGTTAGTCTTGCCCACAAGGCTATTACCTTCAGCCTTGATAGGTCTATAGTCTGTACTGCCAATACCTGTTATATCATCCACATAACCCTTTTGACCCATTTTAGAGTCATCACTTGCCTTGACGTCATCATGTAGATGTTCATTGTAAACAAAATGGGTTATTCTGCCAGTGTTACTAACTGTTAATGTCTTTTGTCCATCTACAAAAGATTTCTGAAGTTTAAAGCCACCATTTGCCATAACCTCCTTTCGGAAGCCATCATTGTGGGGGTCAACAAGCCTTGGTTTTGGAGTGGGGGCATCTGGATTATTGGCATCCTTTTCATAATAAGTAAACTCCACTCTATCTTCGAAATCAGATGGAGTGTACCCATGCACAATAGCATTATTGTCCTTGATGATTGAAAGATTTCTCTTCAACATGGAAACCTTCTTCTCACCTAAGACTCTGTTAATGCTTATACCCTCCATCTCTGCCCTTGCTTCATGGATTAGCAATTCCCATGCAGACTTAGAGTATTGTTCAATGTTCTTTCCTATATTTTGTGCTGATTCCGTCAGAATCTGACGTGTTTTCTTATCTAAAGCCATTGTTTCATGTTAATAGTTATCAAATCTTACCTTGTTGCTGAGACCTGTTATCTGCATCAAGTCTATAACCATTGCCCCTTCTGTTGTTTTCCTTTACAATAAGGTCCACAATCTGTCCTCTTACAAGGCTGTCATTCTGTATCAACTTGGTTAGTTCCATAGGACTTATCTTGCCTACATTACTACCTCCTAATTTCAACTCAATTGCACCATCAACTTTCAAATTAACCGTACCACCAACAGGGGAAGATATTCCACCACTACCATTCTCATATACAGGGGCAACCCTTTCATATGAAATCTGTTCAGGAACAACATTGTTGGACATAGCATTCAGATATACATTACCCTTTGCAGCACTTGCAGTAGAAACTCCAAGCATCTGAGCAATCATGGCTACATTATAGTCAATGGATTCAATAGGCAATACCATCTTCTTAATATTGTCCTTTTCATCACCTTCATTAATTTTGCTCAGTTCATCCTTGATTGCACCTGTTGCCTCTTCAGTATCTTCCTTTTCTTTCTTGGCTACTGATTCTCCAACAGACCTACCTAATTTAGAGCCTACCCATCCAACACCTGCACCAATGGCAAATCCTGCAACAGCACCAATAGCAGTACCTATGGGTCCAGCACCAGTACCTATTGCTGCTCCAATCTTAGAACCAAGAATACCGCCTGCTATACCGCCAACAGCACCACCTGTTGCCTCACCAATAGCACCACTCTGTTCTTTGTTCCTTGCATTCTTTGCTTGTATGATACGTTGCTTTCTCTCTCTTGAACCTTCAGCAGTCTCACTTATAATAGCCCTTTCTTCTGCATTGTACCTTGCCTCTGCATCTGTATAGTCATTATAGCCCTGCCAAGCAGATATTCCAATAGTAGCAAGTCCACCTAATCTGCCACCCCATTTACCTGCAATCTTACCCCATCTATTTGTTCTTGTTGTAAGTCTTGGAGTTCTTTCAGAATGCGTAGAATTAGTAGGTTTAAAACTTCCACTACCTTCATTAACCAAGCTTTCTTCAACTTTACCCAATCCTCTTTTAGTCAGCCAAGAAGCACCTTTCCATCCTAGCCCTCCCAAAAATGCAACAGCAGGGATTGTAGCTAAGTCCGTAATAGCTCCTGCAATTCCTCTTCCTTGTGCTCCTGCCGTCAAAGTGTCATCACCAAGCTTCATCATAGGATTGACAAACTGTGCATTGCTTGTCCAGAACATATCTTTCAAACCCGTCCATCTATCCTTCATGGATACCAAGTTAGAGACAATCTTCCTTACTTGTCCCCTAATATCCTCAACAGGCTCAAGGTTATCCTTCATGATGTCAGCCATAGCAGCAGAATCAAGGTCATTTACAGCCTTTGTCTGCCTTTCACCTTCTCTGTCAACATAAGTTACAGTCCATCCACTTTCCTTTGAATACTGAGCCTTATTTTCTATAGCAGCCCTTTCTTCTTCCGTGGCATTGTTGAATGTGCTTAATTTACCAGCCCTCCAATCTTCCCTTATGGCACGGAGTTTTGCCTGTTGCTTTGCAGTAGTAACAGCTTCATTCTCATCTATGCCCATAGCCTTGGCTTGCTCCTTTATGATTGCCAACTGCAATGGGTCAATGACACTCTCACCCTTGCTTTTGTCAAAATAAGCCTGCTCAGAGAACATCTTACCCATCCTCTGATAAAGGGCTTCTGGGTCAGCAAGGCTTTCATACATCATTGCCATTGGGTTTCCACCAAACATGGCACCTGCACCACCCAACATCTGTAATTGGGCTGAACCCTGAATTGCACCTTCAATGGTTGAGAACTTATTAGCAACCTTTGCAACCTCTCCAACATTGAGTTTTATTCTCTGTGATTCAATGGACATCCTCATCAAACCCTCAACTCCGTCACGGAAAGAGAATTGATTGGCCAATGCCAAGTTCTTTACAAGTGTCTCACTTGCCTTTGCTATGTTCAAACCGTTATTGACAGCCTTTGCATAGTTCCTGTCCATGAGTTCCATTGCTTGCTCAGAGCTAGCACCCATTTGTTCCATTCCAGAGATGGCAGCCTGAACATTTTGCTCACCCATCAAGCTTGATGCAGCAGCAATGTCAGACATCTGTTCTTGGGTAAGTATTGCAGCCTTTCCCGTAGTCTGTGCAAAGGTCTCTTGCATTTTCATAACTTGGTCTCTTGACATACCAAAGTTACGACTGAGAGTCTTAGAACTCTCCATCAGAGCCTCATTGTAAGCCTGAGCACTCTCTCTTGTAGTAATACCTAGCTTTTTTGCATCTTGTATAGCTTGGTGGTTATATGCTATCCAATAGCTTCCTGCCTTCTTGGTATAATCCCAAATGGCTTTCCATCCATCTTTAGCATATTTGAGGTATTGTTCCCTTTTTGCAAGACTTTCATTACCATCCCTTAATGCTTTGTTGATGTCTAATTCCCTGTCAAGACAGAACTGTTCCAATTCAGCCTGTCTCTCCATCCATTTGTTCTGAGCCTCCTTATTCCTTGAGAAATTATCCATCTCATTGGTAAGGAATGACCCTTCACCATATTTTATGGCTGCATTTGTGCGTAAGCCATTTCTTCTCTTGATAAAGGCACTTATATAACCCCTAAGATGGCTAAGTTCATTCTCTAACTCATTCTCCCTCTCCTTAAACGCACGTTCTTCTTCTGCCGTAATACCCGAAACAATGGCACCATTAGGCTTTCCATCCTTTCTGTATCTCTCTCTTAATGCCTTAAGTTCTTCCTTAGATTTACGAATAGTATCTCTCTTACTCTCAATTGCCTTAACAGCCTCTACTTGAGCAGTTTGAAATTCCGCAAAATCCTTAAGCATTTGGGCATCGAAGTCCTTGCCTTCACCTACTCTACGTGCGAATTCGTCATGAAATTCCTTAAAAACCTCATTTTGTTTGGCTACGATTTCGTTAATATCAGACAAATATTCCTCTAATAGTCTGATACTACGTTTATCCTTGTTTTTCCTTGCCAACTCTTTCTCAAGTCGGGTTCTTATTTCTTCTTGTTTCTTGATTAGGGCCTCATAATTCTTATCACCACTCTTGCCCATTTCCTCAAGAATGTCAAACTCTTTTTTTGTAGCCATTTTGGTTAAAATATACTAATAAATAGGTTTTTAACAATTTTTAACCCTAAATATTTTGTCATGTCAATCCTTATATTTATCTTTGTACCGACAAAACAAAATAATAACAATTAAACAAATAAAATTATGAGTAAATATTACACAAAATTATCAGATGGTTCCTTTAGGGAGGACAATCTCTTATGGCATTTAACAAGTACAAACGCTCCTTGGAACATATGTGACTTGATTGTAGCCATAGTTTCCTTTGGATTGATTGCATTTGCTCTTATTTATGGTCTTTGCTTTGCGGAAAGGCCACCCCATGTTATATAATTAATGAAAAAAGGTAGACAATCAGTCTACCTTTTTTTGCCTCTCTGCATTGTTACGTCTGCAAGACTGTTTAATGCAGCTCCACCTATAGTCTCACCCTTATTATATTTTGCATTTTCTTCTTCTGTTGCCTCATTGTGCTTCTTGATGAAATATCTCCTATCCCTTGTAGGCATATGCATCAAAGAATCATATGGTATCTTTATATATCTCATACATGAGAAAATCTCATTCTGCAAAGCAACAGCCAACTCTTTAGATAGCCCAGAAAACATAATCATCCCATTCAAGAAAGCAACTAAATGAGCCACCTCCCAAAGACTCAGGTTTTTCTACCTTAATCTCAAAATCCACGCCAGGCTGATTATCGTAAATGTACCTTCTAAAAGCCAATGAGTCACTTGCAGGCATATCATTCACAAATTCATGGATATACCTTCTGTCTTCATTACCATTGATGCTTACAATCTGCATTTCCATGGTGTTGGTGACTGATTTTGTGTAACTTGAATTATTGTTTCTGCTACTAAGACTATCTGACCACTTCTCCAACTTCTGGCTTGCATCAATAATCGTGTTTTTGTCAGCAGAACTCAAGGTTGTATCACTCTTAATGACTTTCTTTACCTTTTCAACCGCCTCCTTCAACTCAATTGAAGCTATTCCATTATTTTCCCTCTTATTTAGTTTTTGCAACAATCTCTCTTCCTTCTTAGTGAGGAATTTGAACTTGATTTCAGCCTTTGTACGAGGTAAAACGAACTTGAAGTGACCATTTTCATCACCGCTCAAAGAAAACGGCTTATAATTGAGTTTTGATAGGTCTGCGGAAGTCTTAATTGTCCTTGTAGTACCTGGAATTGTTGTTTCAAACGGAAATTCATTGCCATAAGCAGTACCTCTAAGCCAAACCATAATAGCATCAACATCACCACTTACCAATTCATCTACATTTACGTCCTTATCTAATACCTTTCTCTTCAAAAGTATATTCATGATGTCTCCTGACTCATAAAGGTTAGGTGAAGTAATAATATTCTCATCTGAAGCTGTCAAATAACCAACTTTTACCTTATCCTTCTTGTGTCTGTAACATTCTCCCTTGCTTGGAAGTGGAATTATATCATATACAGCAAAACTATCTTCATTATTAGCTCCACTTACTTGATTCTCAGGAACTTTGACTTCCGTTTCAACAGGTTTACTGTACTCAATATCACCAATCTCATCTGCAAGAGCATCAAAATTCATGTTATCAGGGTCAACACCCTCAAAAATGCTTACGTCCTCATTAACTTTCAACTTTGAATCATTGGAATTGTCATCTATATAGCCAATAGCAACTTCATTTTTTTTATCAAGGTCCTTGATAGCACTGAATACATCTTCCTTGGAATCAGAATAGTTTGCAAATGATGAACTTTTATCATCCTTCAAGCCCTTCTTATAGGTCTCCCTTGCAAAATCAGGGTCAATCTTAGCCATTTGTTCAAGTGTCTGAGCCAAAACTGTATCAACAAGTTCAATATCACTCTCCTTACCCCTCAAAACAGTCTCTTCCCTAGTCTTAAGATGCATCTGATAAGCACTTCTTAAAATCAAAAGAGCCTTCTGCTTCTCAAGTTCATCCTTATTCGTTTTCTTAGCCATAATATATTAATTACTTCTGATAACTCATCTTACTTACATACAACATATAGTCCTTGTTGTTTATCTTTTCCTCAAGTTCCACCCCCTCAAGCGTAAAAGTAACCCTTACGTTACTCTTGTTCAAAAAAGATAACTTCATATCTCTCTTAGGAATATACCTATCCAACCACTCATCACATTTACTACCCAACTTCTTCCCTTCAATCAGTACGGCTCTTGTATCCTTCCACCATTGAGACAATTCTTCCTCAAATTTACCATCCTTAGAACTTGAAAGCATCTCAAATTCAACCAAGAAAGGCTTCTGAGTAGCAAATTTGTCAATCATGCTGTCAACACTCTCTGACATATAGTTGTCTGCCCTTATAAGTCTCACATTCAAGCCACTGAATTCAATATTCTCAGATATATCAAACTGTCTTTCATTCCTGAAATCTGTGACATCATACCTACCAGTATTTACAGCATTGATGATATACCTCTTGTCATATCTGTAACTTTCATCCAATGCCTCAACATATTCCTCTGCATTCTTGTAGTATCCATCAATACCACTCTTCTCACAATCAATTGATGCATCATATGGCATATATAACTCAAAATACATTGCCTATTCCTCCTTCTTTTTAAATTTGTTCACATGCCTTTTATTCTTTTCCTTCTTCTTGTCTTCCTTGTCCTTTTCAAGATATAACCTTTCCTTCAAAGTTTTCATTACGCTTGAAGGATTCTCCCTTATATCCTTCTCCCATACATACAGTATAGGAATACCATGTAAGCAGGCCCACTTCTTCTTGTATTCATCTACTTTCAGGTCATGTAACTGTGTATTTGTAAGTTTCTTTCCCTCATATATTCTGTTGTCTGCATGCCAATATGTACCATTAACTTCAATAATCAAATTGTGGTCGGGCAAATAATAGTCAAAGAACCTTTTTATTTCTTTCGCCTCAAATTGCCACACATAATTAACCTTTAATTTGTCAAGGAAATCCTTTGCAAAATCTGTTTCCAACTTGGACGTGCCAAACTGAGGGTGTGATTTTACCTTTTTTACCTTCATAGGTTTAGATAACTTAGGTAACTTCCCATCCTTTTTCACAACTCTCTTAGGTTGTTTCTTAGCATTACAACCGTTTTTGGTTGTATTTTTCTTTTTGACCTGTTCCACCTCTTAAAATATATAATATATATCTGAAAATCAAAAAGAGAAATGAAACTAGTCATTTCTCTTCCAAACATATTTATACAAACCGCAATCCCAAATTCTGTAGAACCCCAATTGTTCTGTCATTTCCTTTTCAGTCATTGACAATGGTAAACCATATTTCTTGTGGAGAATCTGTTTCCTGAAGCCAAACTTATGTAGTCTTTGGTTCTTAACTACATATCTATAATCAGGTGGCAATGTCTCCTCTAATTTAAATCCCATCTTATTATATAGATTACTATTACAATGTGACCATCTTCTATCCAAGAAGGTTTTCACTTCAATTGGATTATTGTCTTTAATAAATTGCTTGAATATTTTATTGGCTAAACCTGGCAACCTATAATCCGTATTTGTGGCAAATCTTGTCAGATTCCACATACCTTGCTTTTCTTGCTTAAAGGTCATGACACCTACCAAAACATCTCCGTAAAATGCCCCATAATAAACCGTAGAAGCCACAAAACCTTGAAGGTGGTAAGTATTAAGGAACTCTTCGGATAAAGTTTTAGAAAGCGTTTTTACAGTACATTTTCTTGCACCTACAACAGGCTTATCACTATCACAGCCTAAAAAATGTTTAATTTTATTAAGAACCAATTCTTTATGTTCCAACCACTCATCCTCAAAAATGTGAATTAAGTAATAGCCTTTAGACTCTGCAAGCTCTGTCTTATGAAGGTGGTAATTTTTGTCTTTATTAAACTCTTCACTATGCCATTTTAATCCATTATATTCTATGCCTAATTTTATAGATGGAACCAAGAGGTCAATTTCTTTCCCTTCTAATAGTTTCCTATCATTCTTAATAACATTTTTATCACCAATTATTTTTGTTATTGAATCATATAATTCATTTTCAGCCAATGACATATGATGTCCGCATATAGGACACCCCTTTGATTGTAAATGGTCAGAAGCACGTTGCTGAAACTTACCGTGAACAGGACAAATAATATCAATAAGGCCTGATGCGTTAACATATCTAATATCATCATATATGTACTTGCCTTTGTGTATTTTTTCTGCTTTTTTAATATACTCATCATTGCTATATGGCCTAAAACCATAGCATATAGGGCAGCCACTACCTTTCAAATGACTCCTTGGTGTCTGCCAAAACTCACCATGTTTACGACATGTTATACAAACTTTCGTCCCATTATTTATATAGTTTATTTTTTCCCTATTATACACATATTCATCACCATGTACTTGCTTTGCTTTTTCTATAAACGTTTCTGTATCAAGTTTTTGGGACCCTCCACAAATAGGGCATCCTACCCCATATAAATGATGGGCAGGAGTCTGTTTGAAAACACCATGTATAGGGCATATTATATCAATAGGTGTTTGGCTGTTTATATATACTACATTATCGTATATATACTTATTATTATGTACTTTGTTAGCACGTTCAATAAACTCTTCTTTTGTGTATTGTATTCCACCAACACATTTCGGACATTTACAACCTTTTAGATGATTACCTGCATTTACCTTAAAGTCTCCATGTGTTTTACATGTAACTATAACTTTACTTTTATTATTTTTATATACAGTCTTATCATATATATATTCATTACCATGCACCTGTTTTGCCTTTTCTATGAATGTTTCTGTTGTTAATGCTTGATTTCCTGCACATTTAGGGCATCCTTGTCCTTGTAAGTGTTTATTGATTGTCTGCCAAAACTCACCATGTTCAGGGCAAATGATACAAACTTTAGTTTTGGCATTTACATAATCCATTTTATCATAAATGTACTTATACTTGTGAACTTCGTTGGACCTATCTATTATTTCTAATTTTGTAAGCTTTCTCATTTGTTTATATAATATAATTCAATGCAAAATTACAAACAAAAATTTTAAACGCCAAAGCTTTTACATTTTTTAACATATACAAAAAAAAATAGAGTCCTACATTGAAGTGTAGGACTCTTAAATATTCAACAAAAAATTAATATGCTAATACACAATACTGTGGCTGTATAGAGAAAGCAATGTCAACCAATTCACCAGAACCGTAAT